GACTTCAAAAAACTTCCACCAGAGCAGATTTCTTTCCCAAGAACTGCTTCTGATGTTCGTAAGTATCGTTCCCAGTCTGACATTTATATGAAGGGAACACCAATTCATATTCGTGGAGCACTTCTTTTTAATCATTATATTAAAGAGAAAAACCTGACCAATAAATATTCACTTATTGGTAATGGGGAAAAGATTAAATTTATTTACCTCAAAAAACCAAATATTATTCAGGAGAATATTATCTCCTTTATTCAAGACTTTCCTACAGAACTTGGTCTTGACAAATATATTGATTATGAACTACAATTTGAAAAGAGTTTTCTTGAACCACTTAAGTCCATTCTTGATGCAATTGGATGGAAAACAGAACATACAACAACCCTAGAATCATTTTTTAACTGATGGATTTGCCTATTAACGAAAAAGAATTGAATACGATTATTAGTGCTATGAGATTGGGAGGAGATTCTGCATTGTATCAAAAACTATGGACTTATAAAATGAACTATATCGATAAAAATAAAAATGGGGAGAAAGAATGATGGATTTTCTTAAAGATATTGTAAAAGAAATTGGTGGTGAGTATACACAACTTGCTTCCGATATTGATGAGACGGAGACTTATGTTGATACGGGTTCATACATTTTTAATGCACTGGTTTCAGGTAGCATATTTGGTGGTGTATCTGGGAATAAGATTACTGCTATTGCTGGAGAGTCTTCTACTGGAAAGACTTTCTTCTCTCTCGCTGTGGTTAAGAATTTTCTTGATAATAACCCCGATGGTTATTGTCTCTACTTTGATACTGAGGCTGCTATCACTAAATCTCTTTTAGAATCCCGTGGAATTGATACTTCTCGTCTTGTGGTTGTCAATGTTGTTACTGTTGAAGAGTTTCGCGGAAAAGCACTCAAAGCAGTAGATTTGTATATGAAAAAACCTGAAGCAGAACGCAATCCTTGTATGTTTGTTCTGGACTCTTTGGGGATGCTTTCTACAAGTAAAGAGATTAATGATGCTCTGAATGATAAAGAAGTTCGTGATATGACCAAATCACAACTCATTAAAGGTGCATTCCGTATGCTTACGTTGAAACTTGGTCAAGCAAACATCCCTATGATTGTAACCAATCATACTTATGATGTTATTGGTGCTTATGTTCCTACTAAGGAGATGGGTGGTGGTAGTGGTCTTAAGTACGCTGCTTCTAGTATCATTTACCTTTCAAAGAAAAAGGAAAAGGATGGAACAGAAATCGTTGGAAACATTATCAAGGCAAAGACTGCTAAGTCGCGTTTGAGTAAGGAGAACAAAGATGTTGAAGTCCGTCTTTATTATGATGAGCGCGGTCTTGATCGTTACTATGGTCTTTTGGAACTTGGTGAACTTGGTGGACTCTGGAAGAATGTAGCAGGTCGCTATGAGATGGATGGTAAGAAAATCTATGCCAAACAGATTCTCAAAGAACCTGAAGTATATTTTACAGAAGAAGTGATGCAACAACTGGATGAAATTGCAAAGAAAGAGTTTAGTTATGGATGAACTAAATGATTTTATTCATATCTATGAGAATGCTTTAGAGTCTAATATTTGCGACTTTTTGATTTCATTATTTGATCAGGAACCTGATAAACATGAGCGTCACGATAATGATGGAAAACCCAACTTTACTCAATTCAATTTCACAGAAAATCGTGATTTGACATCAGAGGTTGAGCAAGTTCATAATCATGTTATTAAAAATGTATTTACTTATCGTGATAAGTATTATGAATTTGTAGATACTCGTGTCTTTCCTAAAGACCATGCGTTTGAGCAGTTTCGTATAAAGAAGTATAATCCTGGTGGCGAAGACCGCTTTGATACTCACGTTGATGTGCTAGACTATCTATCCGCGAGAAGATTTTTATCTTTTATGTGGTATTTGAATGATGTTGAAACTGGTGGAGAGACTGTCTTTAAAGATTTAATCATTAAACCTAAAAAGGGTACACTATTGGTATTTCCACCACTTTGGATGTTTCCACATAAAGGAAATCCCCCAATAACTGATTCAAAGTATATTATGAGTACATATTTACATTATAAGTAATGGAAAGAATTGAAACTACAATTTTAAGAAACCTAGTATATAATGAAGATTATTCGCGTAAAGTCATTCCTTTCATACAACCAGATTATTTTGAGAGCAAGTCCGAAAAGGTCATTTTTGAAGAGATTGTCCAATTTATTGTTAAGTATGGTTCGGCAATCACAATCGAAGCACTCAACATTGAGGTAGAAAATCGCACAGACTTGACAGAAGATCAGGTAAAGGAAGTCAGAGAAATTAATAAATCTCTGAATGATTTTCCTGTAGAAAAGCAATGGTTGCTAGACACAACTGAAAAGTGGTGTCGCGATCGTGCCATTTACCTAGCACTTATGGAATCAATCCATATTGCTGATGGTAATGATGGAAAGAAGAATCGTGATGCTATTCCAAGTATTCTTTCAGATGCTCTAGCAGTATCTTTTGATAATAATATCGGTCACGATTATCTTCAAAATTATGAGGAGCGTTATGAATTTTACCATCGTAAAGAAGATAAAATCGAGTTTGATCTGGAATATTTCAACAAAATCACAAAGGGTGGCATCCCTAACAAGACTCTCAATATCGCTCTCGCTGGGACGGGCGTTGGGAAATCGCTATTCATGTGTCATGTGGCTAGTTCCGTCTTATTGCAAGGTAGGAACGTTCTCTACATCACTCTTGAGATGGCGGAAGAAAGAATTGCAGAAAGAATTGATGCAAACCTTCTCAATGTCCCGATTCAGCAACTGGTTGATCTCCCACGTTCGGCATTTGAAAACAAAGTAAATAATATTGCAAAGAAGACGCAAGGTACTCTTATCATTAAAGAGTATCCCACTGCATCCGCACATTCTGGTCATTTCAAGGCACTTCTCAATGAACTTGCTCTTAAGAAATCATTTAGACCTGATATTATTTTCATTGATTACCTTAATATTTGTGCTTCTTCCAGATTTAAAGGTGGAAGTAATGTTAATTCTTATACTTTGATTAAGTCTATTGCCGAAGAACTTCGTGGTTTGGCAGTTGAGTTTAATGTGCCAATTGTGAGTGCGACACAGACGACTAGAAGCGGTTTTGGTTCATCTGATCCAGAATTAACCGATACTAGTGAGTCCTTTGGTCTCCCTGCTACTGCAGATCTTATGTTTGCTCTGATTAGTACCGAAGAGTTGGAGCAGTTGGGACAGATTATGGTCAAACAACTTAAAAACCGATATTCTTCAACTGATATATATAAGAGGTTCGTATTGGGAATTGATAGAGCAAAAATGCGTCTTTATGATTGTGAACAAATCGCTCAAAAAGATATTTTAGATTCTGGTAAAGATGAAGACTTTGTTCATGGTAGTGAATCAAAAGTAAAAAAATCATTTGATGGATTTAAATTCTAATGGGAATTATTTACTGTATTCATAGTTTATCCACTAGTAAAAAATACATAGGACAAACTATTGAAAAAATGCAGAGAAGAGTTTTGCGTCATTTTAGAACTATAAACGAAACTAAAATTAGCAGAGCAATTCAAAAATATAGTAAATATGATTTTGTCTATGGTATAGTTGAAGAAGTTGAAGATAAAAATTTATTAGATGAACGGGAACAATATTGGATAAAATATTATGATTCTATAGATAATGGATTCAATATTAAAGAAGGTGGTAAATGTGCAAGAGGGTTTAAACAATCTGAAAGTTCTATAGAAAAAAGGAGGCAAAAATTAATTGGAAGACCTTTAAGTGTGGAGCATAAAAAAAGTATAAGTAAAGCACATAAAGGAAAAGTTTTATCAAAAGAAACTGTTGATAAAATGATTGCATATAGAACTGGTAAAAAACTTACTGATAGTTGTAAAGAAAAAATTGCTTTATCTCATAGCAAAAACATTTATGAATTAAAAAATATAGATGGAACTATTTTAATAATGAAAAATCTTGCACAGTTTTGTAGAGATAATAAGTTTTCTCAAAGTTATTTTACTCGTATTTTAAAGGGAGAAAGAAAAACTTATAAAGGGTGGACGATCAAGATACTTGACTCTGGACAGGAAGACGAGTATAATAGCAATGAAGACAACAAACCTAAAAAGTCGTTTGAAGGATTTAAATTTTAATGGAAACCGCTAAACACGTAGATTTTGATAAGTATGCTGAGTTTGTAGATGCTGTAACTTCTGACGCATCTAAGGACTTTCTTTCCCTCTCTGATCGTCTAGTTGCTCTAGATGAAAAGGGTGCCAATATTGAACGTCTCCTGACCGCTTCTGTTGGTATTAATGCCGAGGGTGGTGAATTTATGGAGATTGTTAAAAAAATGATCTTCCAAGGAAAACCTTATAATGAGGACAACCGTGAGCACCTGATTATTGAACTGGGTGATATTATGTGGTATGTTGCTCAAGCATGTATTGCACTTGATGTCACTCTTGATGATGTAGTTGCTCGTAATGTTCAAAAACTTCTCAAGCGTTATCCTGAAGGTGCTTTTGATGTTTATTTCTCCGAAAACCGTGCTGCTGATGACCGATGACTAAAGAAAAACAAGTAACAATTAAAATGGACGTTCGTTCTGCTGCTGCAGTTCGTCAAATCCTTTTTGATGCACAGAAAGGATACACTTATGATGAAGTGAGTGTTCCTCATCGTATCTCTGACATTCGTACTATTATTCAAAATATTGATGATAATATTGGTGCAGTTCTTGGTGTGTAATAAATATTTCAAAAAATGTCTTTGATTGGCAAAAGAAAAGGAAGACCAACTACAAGAATGCAGTTTGATGCTATTCTTAAAAGATTTATTGTCTTCCTTAAAAGAGAACTTCGTTTAACCTATGATATTCCATATGTACTCATAGATGACTCTGATTTTGCCAAAACAAATATGACCTTTGGTATGATGAATAGAGAAACACTTTATATTAGTATAATCAATCGTCATCCAATAGATATTTTAAGAACAGTCTCTCATGAGTTCGTTCATTACAAACAAGTTGTAGATGGTAAAAAAATCTCATCAAATCCTGGAAGTCCTGCTGAAAACGAAGCAAATGCAAAGGCGGGTGAGATTATGAGGAAGTATGGGAAACTTCATCCAGAATTATTTGACCTTATGCCACTTAGGTGATATAATTCTTTTATGCCCAAATGGTGAAACTGGTATACACGCATGACTTAGGATCATGTGCTTCGGCGTGGAGGTTCGAGTCCTCTTTTGGGCATTAAAATAAATAAATATATAATAAAAATAGTTGTTATAAGTAGTAATTATAACTAAAGAATGAAAAAATTTCACCAATTCATAACGGAAGCAACCTCGGCATCGATTCAAGCAAAACGTCTTGCGCTTGTTGGCGATGGGCATGGGGGGTGGTATAATAGGGCCACTGGTGAATTTGAGGCAAAGACCGTGGGTGGCCAACTGAAGTATTTTAACAAGCGTCAGGTTATTGGTGGAAAAGATCCAAAACAGAGTGAATTTGAAAAAAATATTCCTCTAGGATCTTCATATCCAGAACAACCTGCTCCTCAACAGCAACAGGTTCCTGTAGAACAGCAACCTCAAGATGTTCCACAAGAAGAAATTCCTCAAGAAGTGCCAGTAGCAACTCCACCACCTGTTCCTAAAACAAAAGGAACTCTTACAATTGCTTTTGGTCGTTTTAATCCTCCTACGATTGGACATCAACAATTAATGGATACTGCCGCCATGGCAGCAATGGAAGAAGATGGTGACTATATTATTGTTCCATCTCGCAGTCTAGATAAAAAGAAAAATCCACTAGATCCTGATACTAAAATATCATTCATGAGAATGATGTTTCCAAATCATAGTGAAAGAATTGTAAATGATCCAAACTTTAGAACTATTTTTGATGTTCTTAAAAAGGCACATAATGATGGATACACTAATGTTAGAATAGTAGGTGGATCTGATCGAGTTAAAGAATTTGAGAGGTTGTCCAATGAATATAACGGACAACTTTACCAATTTGATGTTATTGATGTACTATCTTCTGGTGATAGAGATCCTGATAGTAACAAGGGTGTTGAAGGAATCTCTGCATCAAGACTTAGACTTGCTGCCGCAGAAGGAGATTTTATGACATTTAGATCTGGTCTTCCTCCAGAAATCAAAAATAAAGAAGCACTTCAACTTTTTGATTTTGTTAGGCAGGGAATGGGTATTCAAGAAATACAACAAGAAGGATACAATACATGGGAAATTGCTCCAAAATTTGATCCACATTCTCTACGCGAAAATTATATTGGCAAAAATATTTTTAAAGTTGGAACTTTTGTTGAAAATTTAAATACTGGATTGAATGGTAAAATTATTCGTAGAGGAACTAACTATCTAATTTGCGTGACTGAAAATGGAATGATGTTCAAATCCTGGATTAAAGATGTAAAAGAATCTTATTCTGAAAAACAAATGAATAGGGTAATGAGAATGCCAGGAAAACCAAATACTTTAGTTGGAACTACTGGTTTTTTTAAATACGCTACGATGATGACTCCTGGAGCAGTGGGAACTGGTGCAGAGAACCTTCAAGTTGGTGGAAAAGCATATGGTATTAATTTCATAAATAAACATAGGAAAAAAGTAAAACGTTAAATTCTTCATATGAAAAAGCACATTGCCGAAGATCTTCCTGCAAGAAGTCATCCACAAGCACAATTGTCTTCTCAAAACAAGAAACCAGAAAGTAGAGATTCTGGTGATGAAAGGAGAGATGGTGGTGGAGAAAAAACTCCAGAGCAGAAAGTTAAGCAAGCAGTTTATGATATTCGCTACCGCGCAAGAAGGGAAAATCTACCTCTTCGCACTGCATATTCCCAGTATATGCAAAATAGTTCTATGGGTGAACAGGAGAAACAAGAAGTAAAGAGAAAACTCTTTGGTAAAGAGGGTGGTGCGATGCAAGCGGAGAATTTTGAGAATTATATGAAAAAATCTGCTTCAAATGCAGTTTCTAAAGCACTTTATAAAGTTTTTCTGGAAAAAAAGGAAGAGTATATTGATCTAGATCAACTTAAATTGGATTTAGAAGAAAAAGCACACTTTAATAAGTATAATTCAGCAGAATCTAAAAAATATAAAGTTAGAGTCACTGATAAGCAAAGTGGCGTATCTTATGTTAGATATGCAACTCGTAAAAAAATTAGTGAACTTAGAGCAAAAGGTCTTGAAGTTGAAATGACCGAATATGGAACTCCATATGAAGGTGAGAGAGAAAGGGGTGAGCAAACTGCTACCGCTTTAGGTGGTGGAAAAGCGAAGAAAGATTATGATAGGGATGGAAAAGTTGAAAGTGGTGCAAAAGAGTATCGCGGAGCAGTACATAATGCAATTCAACGTAAAAAAGGTGGAGTTGCTGATGGTAAAGATACCTCAAGCGTAAAAGAAGGTTTTTTAGGTGAGGTAGCAGCAACCGCAAATTTGCCTCAGACTGACGCTTCACAGCAAGTAAGTCCTGATACAAATCCCACTCAGATTGATTTTACTACCAAAAAAAATAAAATTGTTGTGAATCCAACTGATAACTCACAATCAAAATTAATGTCACATTATGAAATCGAAGGTGATGTTATTATTGAAAATGGTTATTCTAAGTTTCTTAAAAAAGTTCATGCTCTTCATGAAAAGGCGGAAAGTGAGCAACAGCAAAAACTTTTTGGACTTGCACTTTCAGTCAAAAGAGGAAAAACTTCAAGATCTGAAGTAAGTCAAGCAGTTCTTGATATTGTTGATAAGATGAGCGAAAAGGAAATTCGTAAATTTGCTAAAACAAAGCATGAGGGAATTCCTAAACAAAAAGTTCAAAAAGAAGAAGCAGAATGTGGAAAAAAGGAAGATGATGGAGTAGATCGTCGTCCTCTTGCAACTGCAATTAATCTTGCAAAGAATAAAGCAAGATCAATGGGTGTTAGAGACCCATTGGTAATGGTTGCTTCTGAGCAAACTGGTCCTGCATTACCTGGAGAATATAGACCAGGAACACCCAAAGCTCCAGGTGGTCGCCCACATCTTCCTGGAGAAAAGCAAACACCAACCCCCAAAAAGTCTCCTAAATTGCAATTAGCATCGCACGAATTGGAAGGTGAGTCGATTGATGAATCAACTCCCCTCTTTTATAAATTGCAGAAAAGGGGAAAACGAAATTCTTCAACTGCAAAAGCACAACAAAGAACTGATGCTGATTTGGAGACACAAAAGAATAAAAAGATAAAATCTCAGAAAGAAAAGCAAAGTTATGAAAGAGAAAAACCTGAAGAGGATCATCCATCATTGTCTGCTCGTGAAAGAAATCCGAATTTGAGATAGAAATTACTAAATATCTCAGGATACTCTCTTACGGAGGATATTATGGGTGCAGTAGTAGCAGTGGTAAAACCACTTCTGATTCAAATTGCAACACATCCAGCAGTTAAAAACTTAGTTCTTGAGTTGCTTTCAAAATATGTCAAATCAACAGACAATAGCATTGATGATGTTGTTTATCAGTTGGTTAAGGAAAATCTATTTAAACCACAAGCATGATTACTTGCTTTTTAACTAATTGGGGTGTAACGATCATTCTTGGTTTATTATTAACTGCTTCGGAATGGTTAGCAAAAACAAAAAAATTTGAGGAGAATGGTTTATTAGATTTAATTAATCATTTTTTAAAAACACTCCTACATAAAAGAGACCAAAAGTAAAGGTCTCTTTTTTTTATAAATATCAATATAAAGAAACTATAGGGTAAGAAACATGGCTCTTTGGGGCAATAAAGATTCTTTAAGTAATCTGACTGGAACTATAACAATCAATCTTGCTACTGAAGTAGTAACCGGAAGTGGTACAACTTTCGTAACTGCTGGAATTTCAACAGGCGATATTCTTGTAATTGGTGCTGGCGCTACTTACGGACAGGCAGTTATAACTGGAGTAACATCTGCTACTCAACTTTCAATTGGATCAACTCAATTTCTCATTGGGATAGGGACTACTGGACCAGGAATAAGTGTGGGTGTTGCTTATACAGTAACTCAAAAACCAAAATACACTCTTGAAGATGGACAATACTTTGCACCCGATGTAAAGGAAAATAGATTTTCTGCTGTATTTGGTGTAGACGAAATTGAAGTTGGTGTTGCTGCAGGAAGAACTGTCGGTGGTAAAAATGCGGCATATGCTGTAGCACACTCTGGGTGGGTGGGTATTATGACTTATGTTGATAATCACGGAAACTTCAGAGTTAAAAGTGAAGTGTTAGTTGCTGGTGGAATTTCAACTACTTCAGACGCTAACGATGATTCAAGATTCCCAGACAGCTGATAATATGGTATGAAATTTGATGAGTTGAACGAAGATAATTATTTACTATTTGCAGTAAAGTTTTATGATAATCCTCAAGCAGTTACGTTTGAGGATTTTGAATCTGATTTAAAAAGAATTAAATATATAAAAAGATTATTGAAAAGATACAAAAATACTGGTGAGTTAAAAATTCATTTAATATTGAATCATTTAATAGTCTTATTTAATGTTTTTAATGATGCCAGTATTGCATTATTATTTTATAATTTGGATGAAGAACTGTGGCCTTATATAAAAAGTTTTTTAGTATTTTTGAATAGAATACCAGAATATCCAAAAACTTCGGTGAATGATATTAAAGAAGATGAAGAATGTCTAAAAAAATTGCAAACAATCTGATGGAAAGTAAAATAAATAGAATTATTGATATCATTCATTCTCTTAAGGAGGAAGGTATGGTAACTGGTGCTCCTACTAATAATATTTCGAGTGGAAATATTGCAAAGTATGATCCAGTGATGGGATTTACCCGAAGAAAAGTGCCAACAATTATAGGGAAAGGTAAGTTTCCTGGTGCTAGAACACGTTGGAAAAACACTAACGACAGCAATTAGAACAATGTTCCAACCATCATCTACAGAAACAAAAATAGCACTACTCGAAGAGCGCATTAATGTTTATGAGCAGATGATGCAAAGAATTGATACTGCAATTCAAAAGATTGGTGAGACAAGTCAAAATATTAGTCAAATGCTTGCTATTCATAATGAAAAGATTGAGCAGTGTAATCGAACAGACAATATTATTGTCAAGATGATTGAAGATATTAAAGTATCATCAAAAGAACAACACGAACAAATAAGTGAAAAGTTGGGTGAAAGAATAGGGAAAGTAGAAGAAAAGGTAGAAAGTATTTCAAAATTTAGATGGCAAGTATTGGGTGGTTTAGCAGTAGTTGCCATCTTCATTAAATTTGCCCCGCCAGCATTCAATCTCTTGACACCCCGCACTTCTCCTGTTACAGTAGAAAGACTGAAATAAGCACCTTCATAATGGATCTGATTGACTCCAAGTATATTGGACTCCTATCTTCGCGTCTTCAAAAATTCAAAAGGGTTAAATCGGATCTCTACACATTCCGTTGCCCAATTTGTGGAGATTCTCAGAAGAACAAGAACAAGACAAGGGGATACATTTATCCGGTCAAGAATAATACAAACTTCAAGTGCCATAACTGTGGTGCGAGTATGTCCTTCAATAACTTCTTGAAGGAGTTAGATCCAATTCTTCATAAGCAGTATACTCTTGAGAAGTTTAAGGAAGGATATACTGGCAAAAACTTTGTGGTTGAAAAACCAAAGTTTGAGTTTATCAAACCTGTCTTCAAGAAGAAATTAGATTTACCAAAAGCATCAGAAAATACTGTTGCTAGAGAGTATCTGCAAAAGAGAAAACTGAATCCTGAAAAGTTTTATTATGCTGACAAGTTTAAGGAGTGGACAAATACCCAAAAACAAACTTTTGATACTATTGGTAAGGATGAGAGTCGCATTATTATACCGATGTATGACACTAAGAGTAATTTGATCGGATTTCAGGGAAGAGCACTAGGTCCGAACCCTGTTAAATATATCACTGTGATGCTTTCTGATGACGCACCAAAAATCTACGGGATGGACCAAGTGGATTCTACGAAACCCATTTATATCGTTGAAGGACCCTTCGACTCCACATTTATACAAAATGCTGTTGCTATGTGTGGGTCCGACGTTGATATTGGGTCGTTTGGTTGGAGCAATTATATTTACGTTTTTGATAACGAACCACGTAATAGAGAAATCGTCAACCGAATATCAAAAACCATCGACAGAGGTGACAAAGTAGTGATTTGGCCAACAACTGTTCAGCACAAGGACATTAATGATTGTGTGCTCGCTGGACTTAATGTTATGGATGTGTTAAAATCAAATATCTACTCTGGTTTAGAAGCAAAAATTAAGTTTAACAATTGGAAGAAAGTATGAGTAACGGAACAAAAGTCGTTAAGAGAAATGGTAAAACTGAATCTCTTGATTTAAATAAACTCCACGTTATGGTGGAGGAGGCATGTAAAGACCTCGCAAATGTATCTGCATCACAGGTTGAAATGCAGTCTGGTATTCAATTTTACGATGGTATTACAACCGCAGAGATTCAGGAGATTCTGATTCGTTCTGCTTCTGACCTGATTGATCTTGATCACCCCAATTATCAATTCGTCGCCGCCCGCCTGCTTCTGTTCGCCCTCCGCAAGCAATTGTTTGGTGGAATGTATGAATGCCCTACCGTAAAGCAACACGTTCTTCGTGCCGTTGGTAGAGGTGTCTATGATGCAGAAATTCTTGACATGTATACCGATGAAGAATTTGATAAACTTGAATTGTTCATTGATCATAGTCGTGATTATCTGTTCACTTATGCAGGTCTACGTCAAGTTGTTGATAAGTACCTTGTACAAGACAGAAGTTCTGGTGAACTTTATGAAACGCCTCAGTTTATGTACCTCTTGATTTCTGCAACTATTTTTTCAAAGTATCCTAAAGAAACACGCTTAGATTACGTTAAGAGGTATTATGACGCAATCTCCAAACACAAAATCAACATTCCCACACCTATCATGGCGGGAGTGCGAACTCCACTTCGACAATATGCTAGCTGTGTTCTTGTTGATGTTGATGACACCCTCGATAGCATCTTTAGTTCTGATATGGCTATCGGGAAGTATGTTGCACAAAGGGCGGGAATCGGCATCAACGCAGGTCGAATCCGTGGCATCAACGCTAAAATCAGAGGTGGAGAAGTTCAGCACACAGGTGTTGTCCCATTCCTCAAGAAGTTTGAAGCAACTGTCCGATGCTGCACTCAAAATGGCATCCGTGGTGGATCAGCAACTGTCCACTTCCCAATCTGGCACCAAGAGATCGAAGACATCCTAGTATTAAAAAATAACAAAGGAACCGAAGACAACCGTGTTCGTAAGTTAGACTACTCTATCCAAATCTCTAAACTGTTCTATGAACGATTCATCAAGAATGAAGAGGTCTCTCTCTTCTCCCCACATGCAGTTCCTGGTTTGTATGATGCTTTTGGAACTGATGCTTTTGACGAGTTATATGTACGTTACGAACGAGATGAGTCTATTCCTAGAAAGACTATCGGAGCTCAAGAACTCTTTCTGGACCTCCTGAAAGAACGTGCTGAAACTGGTCGTATTTACATTATGAATATCGACCACTGCAACTCTCACTCATCCTTTATGGATAAAGTTGAGATGAGTAATCTTTGTGTTGCTGGTGATACTTGGATTAAAATTAAACCCAATTCTTTTACTGCAATTGATATACAGATTAAAGATTTGCAACCTTATTTAAATGGTGGTGATATTGAAGTTCTTTCTTATAATATTGAAACTGATAAAGAAGAGTGGAAACTAATTACTGATTTTGCTGAAACTTCTCCAAAATCAAAAGTAATGAAAATTACTGATGAAGAAAGTGGAAAGAGTATTGTGGTGACACCAGAACATAAAATATTCACTAAAAATCGTGGATATGTGATGGCAAAGGATTTAGTTGAAACTGATGAAATTATTATTACACCTTCTTTGCTCAAAAAAGAATATGAATTGAGGGAAAGAATAAAAAAAGTATTTGGAGAATCAAATTGATAATACGGGAAGTGTAATTTCTACATTTTATAAATAGTTAAGAGATTACACTTCCTATTATGAAAACCTATATTGTATATAAAATTACGAATAAGAAAAACGGAAAGTCTTACATAGGAAAATCTGAATATCCATTAGAGCATCGTTGGAATCGTCATTTATCATCAGCAAGAAATGATTCTAAATTTAGATTTCATTCTGCTATTAGAAAATATGGGGAAGATTGTTGGGACTTATCTGTGATTGAAACTTACCAAACTGAAGATGAAAACTTTATTAATGAAAAGGAAACTCACTTCATTAAACTCTTTGAAAGTGATACTAAAGGTTATAATGCTACTTCGGGGGGAACTGGTGGATGGATGCTTCCAAGATGCTCACAGGAGGTTCAGGAAGAGTGGAGAAATGGTATTTCCATAAGAACTACTGGTTACAATAATCCAAACTATTCTGGATACACTGATGAGGAACTCATAGAAGTAGGTGTAAAGTTTGCTAAAAAATATGGATTTATTGGTGGAAGGAAAAGAATAGTTGAGTTTGCTCTTAGTGAATTAAATATTAAGTTTCCAAAACATTTCTCCAAAAATAGATTTGACGGAAACCATCAAAACTTTTATAAATCTATTGAAGAACAAACTGGATTGGTGTATAATCCTTATTATAGAGACGAAACTCAAAGAAAACTTGCTAAACAACTTTTAGAACAAAATAGGAGAAAAAAATGCTAAAGATTGAATATCTTGAAGAAGAAATCCCAGTTTATGATATTACAGTAGAAGGAACTCATAATTTCTTCGCAAATGATATTCTAGTCCATAATTGTCAGGAAATTACTCTACCAACCAAACCTATTCAGCACATTGATGATCCTGATGGTGAAATTGCTCTTTGCATCCTTTCTGCTGTTAATGTAGGTAAACTCAAATCGAATGATGAGTTGGAGGCACTTTGCGATCTTTCTGTTCGTTCCCTTGATGAACTGATTGATTTTCAAGGTTACCCCGTAAAGGCAGCAGAAATCGCCACCAGGGCACGTCGTTCACTTGGAGTAGGATTTATCGGTCTTGCTCATTATCTTGCCAAGCACGGTCAGAATTATGATGATCCTGGTGCTTGGCAACTGGTTCATGACCTTACTGAAGCATTTCAGTATTATCTAATTCAGGCAACCGTCAATCTTGCTAAAGAAAAGGGTGTTTGTGAGTATTCGAATCGTACTAAGTATGGTAATGGAATTCTACCAATTGATACTTATAAGAAAGATGTTGATGAACTTGTGCCAAATAATCTAAAGTATGATTGGGAAGGTCTTAGAGCACAAGTTATCCAGTATGGTGTACGGAACTCAACATTGTCCGCACAGATGCCATCGGAGAGCAGTTCCGTTGTGTCAAATGCCACAAATGGAATCGAACCACCTCGCGGATACTTGTCCGTTAAGAAGTCGAAGAAGGGCCCACTCAAGCAAATTGTTCCCCAGTATCAAACACTTAAGAACAATTATACGCTTCTTTGGGATATGCCTAGCAATCGTGGGTACATTCATATTGTTGCTGTTATGCAAAAATTCTTTGACCAAGCG